ACAAAAAAACCACCCGAAGGTGGTTTCACGACACTGCTTATTGCTTTGATTTTATTCTTATCTTTCCCATGGTACCCGGAGCGGGACTTGAACCCGCACAGCGCGAACGCCGAGGGATTTTAAAAACTATCAACCACCATTTATAAATCATAACCTTATGATTTTATTAACTTTGAAAATGGCTCTATACAACGCCATTTGAATCTATTGTCACTTTTTATCGCCACTTTTTACCCTCTATTGTCAAAAGGGTTCAATTCAACAGCAGCCTCTAAATGACCTGGAGCAAAATGCGCATAACGCATAGTCATTTTTATATCGCTATGCCCCAGTATTTTTTGCAACACAAGAATATTTCCGCCCCGCATCATAAAATGACTGGCAAACGTGTGACGTAGCACATGAGTTAATTGCCCATCAGGAAGCTCGATCTTCGCTCTCTTAATTGCAGCGTCAAAAGCCTCATAACATGGTGAAAATAGCGCTCCTCGTTTTTTAGGAAGCATAGCCTGCAATTGAGGTGAAATCGGTACAGTGCGGTTCTTCTTTCCTTTAGTTTTAACAAATGTGATTCGACCGGGCAGTACTTGAGATTGCTTTAATCCTTCTGCTTCACTCCACCGAGCACCCGTCGCAAGCCCAATACGGACAACAACCCCCAAATCTTTATTCCGTGACTCATCACACGCAATCAGAAGGCGTTCAATCTCATCTACATACAGAAACGCCAGTTCCTTTTCTTCCTCACGAAACTTGCGAATACCAGTCAGGGGGTTTTCACCAGACCACTCCCCAAGGCGCTTCAGTTCGGCAAAAACAGCATGTAGATATGACTGCTCGCGATTAACGGTTGCTTCACTAAGTTTTTTCTTCCCCTTGGGATTCCATTCTCCTGATAGCCTTCTTTCCCGATAAGTAGCAAACATATTTTTGTCAAACTGAGAAGCAAATGGATCTCCCAGCCTGGAACAAATCGCCTCAAGTTTGACTTTGCGCTCTGCACCAGAGGACAAGGTTTTACCGTACATCTCAAACCAACGAGCAATCAACTCAGAAAGACGAGGACCAGAACCATCTTGAAACTCGTCTCCAACTCTACTATTCATTAAACGGCGCTCATAAGAGAGCGCCTCACTTTTTGTCGCAAACTGTTTACGAATGCGTTTTCCCGATGCCCCGTAGGGATAACATTCGCAAAGCCATTTACCTGATGGAATCTTACGAACCGACATTTTAGTTACTTATCACATAAATCAAATGCAGCCTTAGTGACATCCCCCAGACTCTTTTTTAACCCTGGGGCGGCATCATTATCTAGCCAAAATGGATTATTGTTATCTAACGGTAACGCACCAAATGTTTTACCTTTTATTCGAGCCAAACCTGTAAGTGCATATAACTTATTATCGTCAAAATTCATCACATAAGGATTACCATCAAGACACTGTAATTGAACCTCATCAGTATTAAATGGCCATACCCCATTGAAACTCTCACGTTCAATAGTTTTAAAAGGCATTGCGACGGCGGAAAAAGAAAACATAGATAAAAAAGTAACTAATAGTTGAACCTTTTTTACTTTCATATCATTACCTCAATTTAGCTCAAGTAAGATTACAAATTAAAAAACGCCCTAGAAATGACACCGCCTACCAAAACCCCTACGCAGATAAAGAATATTATTTCTTTTGGATAAAGTCGGATTAATTCTGAAGCACGAAGTCGGACTTCTGGTAAGGTCGAACTCTCTGTGTGGCTTGATGCCGATTGTTGCTCTAACCACGACAATGCAGACTGTAACTGAGAACGAGTAAGATCGTTTAAACGTCCTGTACCGAAATTGATATGGCAATACCGCAGAAGTTTTTGTCGAAGTCCACAGTCTTCACTGTTACGTAGTAATAAACTTACAAGAGCCTTACAGGCATCATGATCTTTACATCGCTCAAGCATTGCATGCAGAAAACTCTCCGCTGTTTTATATTGATTTACTGTCATATCATCAATACCAGCTACACCAATCTCCGCATGTACTTTTTGCCAAATAATAAACGCTTCAGTATTGCTAGCTTCTGCAATAGCAGCAACCAAGCTATTTAGCTCCTTACGCTGAGCCTTAAGCAAAGGGCGATCGTCATCATCATTATTCGAAGGGATTGCGATATTGACGGTCTGAGAACCATCATATCGCTCTATCTGAATATTCTTTTCGTGAAAATCACGCCCAGCAACGCGATTGTTTGAACCGTTTGAGTTGACGGCCATGTCACCTCCCTACTATCACCTACCCTTAGTTTCGTTATAGTCACGACCAGCGATACGGTTATTACCACCAGAAATATTTAACTCACGTCCTGATGGCTGAGTTTCCTTTTCACTGATCGCACCTTTTAAAGCCCCAATCACCGCATTTTTCACATCTAACGAAGCTGCTCGAAAGCGAGTAATCAACTCCTGCTCATCATCGTTATAAGTTTCAGGTGAGTGAATTCCCAACACAACATACTGAACATCAAGGCCAAAACGAGACAGCGCTGCCAAATACGCAGCATCAGGAAAGCTATCTCCTTTCTCATATCTAAGCTGAGTTAGCTTTTTGACTCCACCAATGTCGCTCATGGCAACTTGACTAAGTCCCAATCTTTCCCTTTCCTCACGCAACCGCTGACCAATATCATTTTTCATACAAAAACCTTGACAGGTATCTTTTTTGATACCAAAATGATTTCACGAGCTATTAGATGATCACAATATACCACTATGAAACAAGTTCTTCACGATACCAGATCACGCATTCCGCGTAACACCGCCACAGGTCCAAGACTGGCACTTCGGCTGTCCCTCGAGGAGCGAGCCGTCATTGATGAAATGGCAGCTAAAGAACAACGCTCATCCTCTAACATGGCGCGCATGATCTTCCTTCGCGGCCTAGAGCTAACCCAGAAAGAACAAAACAAATCTTCCTGATCAGGAGGCTAGTGGGATGTCAGGTATAACCATCAATATCAATGTGAATGCCCCCTATGTATCCCTGCAGAAATATGCAGAGATAACAGGTATCCCTCTTAATACATGCAAAAAGATGTTGGCTGACGGTCGAATTATTATCCGACCCAAACGCGCCAAAATGGAAAAGCCTGAAGTAAACCTTGTGGCGATGTTAAAAGACGCTTTGGCTAACAGCTAAAACAATGAACAGAGCACCATCATGAAAAAAAACGCTAATAATCCATACTCCAAATTTCGTAATGGCGTAGAACGCCATGTACACCACGTCGCTACCAGTGCATCACGTAGTAACAGTCGCTATAACCTGAACGAGACGCACGCAACACCGGATGACCACGCTGTAAAACAAATCGGCGAGCATGCCTGGCTGATTGAGAAAGCTGGAATCGTGGTCCACAAATGCCCACGCAATCCGTTTACCGGAAACCGCATTTTTGCATTGAACTGCGGCGACAATCACTTCGGGCAGGATTTCACATTATACGAAGCACTTCGCACGGTTGATCGTCTGCTTCGCGGGCAAAGTTTTATTAAACAGGCTGATTTATAACAGGTGCTTTATGACCAAAGAGCATGCACAAGGTGTATTTATCCGTTTTATTGATTTTCGCGGTGAACTGTTATTACGCGCATCAGCCATTGACGTAGTTGTTCCATCCGAAAAAAACGCAGCTACTTACGTTTATCTGAACGGTACGCGCCTGACTGTGGAGCTTCCGTACCAGACCGTACGAGAAATCATTAGCGAAGCTGAAAAGGCACGTCAGATTAATGGCGATGAACCCTATATCGAAATTATTTGTATGGATTCAGAAGCTGAAATTCAGAAAGCAGATTAAAGGGCGTTGTGATGGGCAAAGAATATAAAACTCTCATTAACAAAGCACTTGAGCGTTTTTATTTTCGCTTAAGTGCATCAGGCGCTCATGCTGAACGTGCGGCCCGTGACTCATTGACCAGAGCAATCCGAAGTCTGTATGACGTGGCTTTTTACGCTGATGATCTGGATGCACTTAACGAACTTTCCGAGCTGATCTATGCCGCAGAATGCGGGGAACATATTGAACCGTATAAGCTGGGAAATATCGCATGAGTATATTTATCTCATGGCTTGTTCTGATTATTTCGGTGGTCTGCGCCATTGGGATTATGCGAATTATTAATTCAGTAAAAAAGATTGAACGCTTTTTCACTGAAGAATAACCGCGCAAATAAGACCCCAGGTTAAATAAGAAAATGTGAAAACAATCCGCATTCGCGGAGGTATTCGCACACGCCAAGGAGGCGTAATGGCAATTAAGCATTTTCCCGTCGTTCGTTTCACCTCCAAAGGACGTGAATACGAAGTTGACGAACGCCTGATTACCACAATCGACAAACACCGTTCAGAAAAGGATGCATATCACATCTATCTCACTGACGGCACTTACTTTTTGCGCCACCAACGTGGTGCAGGTAAATCTTATCAGACAGGTACAGGAGTCACGCAGATGACCATTCTGGACTACATCGCTGCCAATCCGGGTTGTAGCGGTGGAGAAATCGCCGCAGCACTGAATACACCAACCACAACCATTAATGCGGAGCTACGCCGTCTCTGGCGCAGCGGTTCAGTCATAAGAAAAGAGCGCAAAACAGGCGGTCGCTTTTCTTATCAGGTAAACCCGATGCCGTTTGGGTGTAGCAACCCACTAACCCAGATGTTCAACCAGCTACTGAGGGAAATCAGAGCATGAGCACCTCCAACTGCCGGAAACCACGTCGGGCTTCAGCAGCTCATCCGGCAGCAAAACAAACTCCATTAATTCCTGTTCCGGGTCTTTCCTGCACCTTGTGGCGGGAGGCCTTCGCACATCTGTAACAAGAGGATTGCCGCAATGATTCTCGCCAACGACTTTCTTGAATACCTGCTCAACACAGAGCGTGATCTTGCCGTTCGCGTGCGTGAACGTTATGACATGTACCTGAAATCCCTGCCTGTACCGCAGCTCGCTGACGGAAAGATTGTTATTGATGGTCGCTACATGATTGACAGCCACGAGGGAAATTACAGGCTTTACCGCATTGAAGGTGGCACCCCGTCCGTTATTGGCATTTACCAGCGCCCATCCTCTGCAATCGTCAATGTGATTGCCGACAGCATCCGCATCACACATCGCCATGCCGACACAGAAGACACCGTGCTGGAAATTCAGCGGCTGGCTACAGTCTGCCGCGACACCCTGAATGGCATGACGAAGTAAATCACTATGACGGCAGAGTACATCAGGGACTGGCAACAACCGCGCCACGCAGTGGGGCGTGAAGGAACGGGGATCCCCGCTCCTGAATCCGCGCTTTCCTCCTGGCTGGATGCCTACCGGGCAGAGAACGAGCGCCGCCAGGAAATGGCTGATGCGGCGTTCTCCGCCACGCCGCTGGGCAACCTGATTAATAAAAGCCTGGACGCACAGGAAAAACAGGACAAAACAATCACACTGGCAGGAGACGCCAGAAAACAGGCACGCGGCGCGGTAGATGAGGCCATGGCCTCACTGCGCCTGCTGCCGTCCTATCTGCGCGATCCGCTTATTCGCCACCTCTCCTTCCTGCGCAAAAAACAGGAAGCCGATCGTCAGAAAGGAAAAAACGCCAGGCAGGCAGAACGCTATGCGCGTGGGACCCTGCGCAAAATATTCGAACGTCTGGAGCGCACCGATCACCGCTGGCTGACATCGGGTTATCGCTCCCTTGCCGGACGTGAACGCCTGGACGATTTGCTTTACCTGCCGCAACTCAACAAACACCAGATACAGACGCTGGCCACCATGACGGCGGCGATGTTCAGCAGCACCTTCGAAAAACTCTGCGATGGTTTTGGCGCGACTGATGGCGAGCTGACCATGGATGTAACGCTGAAGGCGTATCAGATGCTGGCCCGCATGGCGTTACACTTACACGCCATGCCTCCGCATTATGACGCACTGACAACAGACAAAGACCGGAGGCACGAACCGGACACAGAACTGCTGCCGGGCGCAATCCTTCGCCTGACCTGTGCGGAATGGTGGAAACGCAAACTGTGGCTGTTACGTTGCGAGTGGAGAGAAGAACAACTCCGCGCCGCCTGTCTGGTTTCCAGAAAAACATCGCCCTATCTGAGCCAGGACGCGTTAAGCGAGTTTCGCGCACAGCGCGAGAAAACACGCGATTTCCTGAAAAGTTTCATGCTGGAAAATGAAGACGGGTTCACGATTGATCTCGAGACGGTGTATTACGCGGGAGTAAGTAACCCGGTTCACCGTAAGGCAGAAATGATGGCCACCATGAAGGGGCTGGAACTTCTGGCCGAAGCCCGTGGCGACAAAGCGGTGTTTCTGACTGTCACCTGCCCGTCAAAATACCACGCCACAACGGAGAACGGTCATCCGAATCCCAGATGGAACGGGGCCACCATGCGCGACTCCAGCGATTACCTGGTTAACACGTTTTTTGCGGCGGTCCGCAAAAAACTGAACCGCGACGGTCTTCGCTGGTATGGCATCCGCACGGTGGAGCCTCACCATGACGGCACCGTGCACTGGCATATGATGGTCTTTGCTCATCCGGAAGAAATCGACAGCATCGTGGCCATCACCCGCGATATTGCCATTCAGGAAGACCGCCACGAGCTGGGCAATGATATTACTCCGCGCTTTAAGGCGGAGTATGTCGACGGCTCAAAAGGCACACCAACCAGCTATATCGCGACCTACATCGGAAAAAACCTGGACAGCCGGGCCGTGGATGGCATCGACCCGAAAACAGGCAAACCACGCGTTGACCACGAAACCGGAAAATCAATGGCCGAGAGCGTGGAACGCGCCATCGGCTGGGCGCGCCTTCACCGGGTCCGCCAGTTCCAGTTCTTTGGCATTCCCTCCCGTCAGGTGTGGCGTGAACTCCGCCGCCTTGCCAGCCAGATGGCACACAGCCCGGAAGGCCCGCAACGGCTGAAGGATGACGCAATGGATGCGGTTCTTGCTGCCGCTGATGCCGGGTGTTTTGCCACCTACATTGAAAAACAGGGTGGCGTACTTGTTCCGCGCAAGGACTACCTGATTCGCACCGCCTACGACCTCGCAGATGAGCTGAACGATTACGGCGAACAGAGCGTACAGATTTACGGGATCTGGTCACCACTCATCGGGGAATCCTCCCGTGTGTGCACGCATCCGGATAACTGGAAGCTGGTAAGACGTAAACCGGAAGCGGAAGACAGCGCCCGCGAAAATGGTTTTGACCTTCAGGGCGGCCCTGCCGCCCCTTGGACTCGTGGCAATAACTGTCCCCGTGTACAGGAAACGGACAACAACGGGACAGAACAGCCGGAAGAACGGCCAGCACCGTGGCCGCAGCTCCCTGACGGCATTGAAGTGAATGAATGGATGCGCTCACTGAAACGGCACGAACGCCGGGCACTGATACGTTCGCTGCGTGACAAACAGGCCAAAAACAGCAGTGATGAAATGCAGAACTGGACACAGAGCCGCAAACAGCCACAGCCTTTGCCTGATAACCACGAATTACTCGCTAAAGAATGGCGGGAGTCTGCCGAATCTCTCGGCCTGCATATCGGTGAACAGCAGATGCAGCACCTGTTACGGGGCGGCAGCCTGTACGTTGACGGCAGCATCATTGCACCTCAGGGATTTGAAATTGTACGCAAACCGGATACCCGCCCGGACAGCCGAATCACGCAGCTCTGGCAGCGCCTGAGCCGTAATCACGGCGTAAGCAGCACGGAGATCCGCCATAACCCGGTCGCCAGCTATCTGGCACAGCTCGGGGCATCAGACCCCGAAGCCGCCGCACGCCTGGCATCCACACTTCAGCAGGACCAGAACACCATGAAAACACCCGTTACCGTGCTTTCTGACATGCTGCGCGCCATTCGTGACGCAGAGCACGCACAGAGAATCAGTGAAACCACTGAACGCGCCCGCCGCAAAGCAGACCTGCTGCGGGGTAGCCTGACCAGTGGCAACAAAAAACAGACAGAAACGGGATTCACAAATCCCGCAAATGAGCAAAAAACGCGCCGCGATATATGAAGCGCGCACAAAACAGGCGAAAGCGGGATTTAAAAATCCCGTAATCGGTTAATTAACCAACATAAGGAAAATCGACATGAAAATTTGTATCGACGACGGCTCCACCAACATCAAGCTGGCATGGACTGAAAACGGCGAACGCCGCAACGCCATCAGCCCGAACAGCTTCAAGTCGGAATGGTCTGCGCCGTTCGGTGGCTCGCAGCCTGCGAACTACATGCTTGATGGCGTGCGCTATGGTTTTGATCCGGTCAGCGATCGCTTTGTCCAGACGACCGACACGCAATACCAGTACAGCGATGTGAATGTCATTGCCATTCATCACGCGCTGGTCAAATCAGGCATCACGCCACAGGAAGTGGATGTGGTTGTCACCCTGCCACTGAGCGAATATTTCGACACTAACGCCCAGCCGGACATGGCCAACATCAACCGCAAAAAAGCGAACGTTATGCGCCCGGTGGAGTACCAGAACGGTGAGGCATTCACTATCCGTAACGTGCGGGTTATGCCTGAATCCATTCCGGCTGGCTTTAAGGCACTGGCTGACATGAGTCCGTTTGAATCCCTGCTGATTGTGGATTTGGGCGGAACCACGCTGGATGTGGCAAAGGTTCAGGGGCAACTGGCAGGTATCAGCCAGGTGTTTTGCGATCCACACGTAGGCGTTTCTCTGATGGCCGATGCCGTACTGTCGGTGATGGCCACTAACGGTATGCGCACCAGTCACCACATCGCCAATACCATTATCGAACATCGCCATGATGAAGCCTGGCTGCGCCAGCACATCCACAATGACGCGCATTACGCCAGCCTGATGGCGGTTATTCGTGAAAAGGAAGAAACACTGAAACAACGCGTGATCCGCGCGCTGGCGGTTTTTTCGGGTTACGGGCGGGTGATGGTTGTCGGTGGAGGGGCGGAGATTGTGGCACCCGCTATCCGCGAAGCCTGCGGAGTTAATGCGACTTTCATCGCGGACGGGGTGCCACAGTTTGCTCTGGTTAATGGGCTGTACGCAATGGACAAGGAGTAAACCAATGACGACTCCAACCAGACGGATAAGTTTCTATCTGAAGCCCACCGCCGTCAAGAACGAAGGAGAAGCATGCGCCTGGCTGGACAGCCTTACACCAGAAGCCCGCAAAAGCGGCCAACGCGTGGCTTTTCTGGCCGGGCTGGCACTTCTGAAAATGAATCAGGCAGAGGCTTACCGACTGGCTGCATGGGCTGATGATGAGGTGTTATCAGTGACACAAACCAAGACAGAACGCCCCGCGTCACAGCCAGTATCAACCGCACAGATAACCAGTCAGATGGCCGGAAATATCCGGGCGTTATTTCCTGAATAACATCAGGGCGTATTCGCCCTGCCACCAATCCCATAACATAAAGAACGGGGTGCAAATCACTATGCACCCCGTTCCAATACAAACCATCAGAAGATCTACACATCTTTCTCAAATGACCAAGTAATCGAGCTGGTTCAGGAATAAGCATGCTGCCAACACAAGTGAAGGAGATAAAACTGTAGAACTGATCAATCGTTGGAAACAAGTATTGACAGTATGTTCGAGTAACCCAACTGGATAGATTTTATGCTGATTATCCATACAGTAAAAAAGTGAGGATACTCTTTGAATTACGCCAGCAAGAGTGGTAACATTAGTCAATAATTTTCATTAATGTAGTTACCAGCTTACACAAGATGATGTTTTATTGGGGGTTTTATGGTAAACGTGAGGGAGGATGAACTTTTCAAACTCATCGAGCAAGGCATCAAAGGCAACGCAAATGCATTTACACTCCTATGCAGAAAGATGATTAACAACATCCGTAAAAATGATGAGGCTTTAGCTTCTAAGCTGGCTTCGTTAGTTGCTGAGGGAACAGTATTACGTGGGGCATCTAGTAAGGCTCCTATGCCTGTGGATGGAGACTCCAGACGAAACCTTTTGCAGGAAACATCTGTCAACGCAATTGTTGAAGAACCTGTATGGAATACGGATATCTCAAAGAAGCTGGAGTCAATTGTTAACGAAAGAGAGAATGCGGTTTCTTTGTTCAAAGCTGGTCTTGAACCTGTGAAGACGGTTTTACTTTCTGGCCCGCCAGGCGTAGGCAAAACAATGTCCGCACATTGGCTTGCTGCAAAGTTAAATTTACCTCTTTTAACATTGGATCTCTCATCTGTAATGAGTTCTCTTTTGGGAAAAACAGGTAATAATATTAAATCCGTTATGGATTATGCCAAAGAGAAACCATGTGTCCTTTTGCTTGATGAATTTGATGCTGTTGCAAAAAGACGCGATGATGACAGGGACGTTGGAGAATTAAAACGTTTAGTTACTGTACTCCTACAGACCATAGATGAGTGGCCAGCGACCTCGCTTCTTGTTGCTGCGACTAATCACCCTGATATCTTAGATCCGGCTGTTTGGCGTCGATTTGAGCACATCCTTAAATTTAATATGCCATCAGTAGAACTGATAGATAGATATTTAGTCAATCATAATATTGAACCTGAACTATCTAAAAAACTTGCACCATTATTAGATGGCATGTCCTTTGCCATCATTAACCGTATTTTGAATTTCTCCAAAAAGAATGAGGTACTTAGAAATATTCCATTTGAAAGCTCATTAATAGAAGCCGTAATTACGGAGAGGGTTTCATTGGATGAGTTTAGCGATAATGATCTCAATATAATTAAATATCATTTTGACGGTTTTTCAAATAGGAAGATAGCTGAATTAGTTGGTGTTTCACATCCAACAATCGCGAATAAATTACAAAAGTGGGGGATTAAATGATGGAAAGGAACTTACTTTTAGGTAACGGTCATGTTCTGACAAAAAAGGAACCTTTGCCTAAAGGAAGGGATGGTAAGCGCTATCCCTATACTCTTGAAGAAGTAAGGGAGCATTTAAACCCAGAGATTGATACTTTACTCTCACGCTTTCGCAGTTTGGATGATGCGGCTAAGCCAAGGGGGGAGAGTGTATTCAATTTAACTTTACACCCAGCGTTTTTGGGTAAAAGCTACTTTCCGGAAGGATTGCTTAGAGCGACAGGTTTACGGGATGTCGGCAGCCGTCAGGTAATCATTCGCCCACGGAAAGCGGCACGTCAGTGCGATCAGAATAAGGACTTAGTAACGGCGCAACTGTTTGTTAGCGGTGATGATGATGCCGTTATAAGATTTAAGGAAATTTTAAATTCCCCTACAGCTCCGAAGGGCGTACAAAAGGATTTGATCGAAATTGAAAGTGTTAGCTTTTTTGAAGGAAAAGAGAGAGCACGCAATTTTGAGCATGCGAAAAGTGATTTGATAAAATTTGAAGTGGTTCTTCATGCTGGGGTTGAAGACGATGATATCGTTAAAGCCTATATTAGCTATGCGGCACAATATGATGTCTCTGTTGATTACAAAAGTAGAATCCAAGTTGGTGGGCTGACTTTCATCGTTGCACACGCGCGACCTGAAGATATGAAAAAAACACTCGATTTTTCATTAATCCGCGTTGTGCGGCCGATGCCGTCTCTCAGGTGTACTCAGCCGAACATTGTCAGAAAGTTATCTAATATAGTTACACCGGAGCTCCCTAATTCTAAAGCTGTTCTTGAATCCGAACGTATTGCCATTTTTGATGGTGGCCTGGGGACAGCTGACTTGAGTAATTGGGTTACGGAATACGTGTATCCAGACACCAAAGAAACAAGCGGATTATTATTGCAGCACGGTAATGAAGTGACATCCACTTTCTTATTCGGACGTGTCGAGGAAAATGCACCTTCTTTTAAAAGACCGTTTATGAATGTAGATCATTATAGAGTTCTTTCACCGACATCAGGTGACAATAGCAATTGGGATTTATTTGATGTCCTTAAGAAAATACAGTCCGTTCTTGATAGTGGTGACTATAAGTTCGCTAATCTAAGTATTGGTCCTCATCTTCCAATTGGTGATGATGAGGTTCATGTATGGACTGCTGTTTTAGACCAAATCTGTGCTAAGCATGGGATATTACTTACTGTTGCTGTTGGGAATGATGGCAATGAGGACGGTGATGCAGCGAGAATACAACCTCCTTCCGATATGGTAAACGCGCTAGCGATTGGTGCTGCTGATCGTAGCGGTGAAAAATGGGGGCGGGCACCATATAGCTGTATTGGGCCAGGCAGAAGCCCCGGATTCGTTAAACCTGATGGTGTTATTTTTGGTGGAAGCGACGACGAGCCTTTTTACACTTACAACCCTCTGCTTGGTTCTATAGTTGGAGTTCAAGGAACCAGTTATGCCTCTCCATTAGCATTGAGAACGGCCGCTGGAGTTGCGGCTCTATCAGGAACTCCATTGAACACCATTGCATTGAAAGCGTTGCTTGTTCATCATGCTGAAACATCAAGAAAATATTCGCGTGAACATATCGGTTGGGGACGGTTTAGTGAGGATCCTAACGTTTTAATCGATTGTCCAAATGATACTGCTACAGTAATTTACTATGGTTCATTAGCAAAAAATAAATATTTAAGGGCACCGATCCCATTCCCTGATGTTCCCTTTGACGAAGCATTTGAGCTTACCGCTACTTTATGCATTCAAACCCCAGTAGATCCTGAACATTCAGTAAACTATACAAGGGCCGGTATGCAGGTAACTTTCCGCCCAAGATTCGGCCTTGACGATACCGATACAGATGATTTCTTTGGTCAAAAAAGCCAGTATAAGACTGAAAGGGAGTGTAGGAGTGAAGGTCATAAGTGGGAAACTTGTTTGCACAGAAGCAAAAAGTTCAGTGCTGATACATTATTAAGCGATCCAGTTTTTGATATACGGTATCATGCCCGAGATTCTTCGCGCCATGTTAAGGGAGTTTCAGCCCCTGATATGCAATATGCGATGGTAATAAGCGTAAGGGTAAAAGACTTTGATTTATATAATGTTATTCGCCAGCGATATACAATTCTGAATCCTATTCAACTGCGCACACAAATTTCTCTCGACACGTAATTTTTATGGCCGCGAAAGCGGCCTTTTTTCTGTAATTTTTTTATGAATTTACATGCACGATAGTGCACAAATTTGCACAATTTTTTTGAACGAATTTTTGCCCTTCTGGCCCGCGTGGCGGCTGGATCCGTCAGGGATCCGTGCGTGCACAAAAAAACGCGCTTTTTCTGCGCGCAGGTGACGGGGGAACAGCCCGCGTTTCAGGGGGTAAATAGCATCCCCTGAACGATGTCGCAGCGACACAACAGAATGGCTGTATTTCTCACGCTGAGCGTGAAAAAGACGTGAGGGCTTTTGATTTGATGGGGTGACAGATAAGGCCGTCAAAATCGCACTGAGGCGGCGAGAACATGCAGTCAACGCGGTGGGATTGCGTAAGAGCCTGACCGTCGATGATGGCGATAAGCTGGAAGACGTCGTGAAATTATCTGATTGATACAGGAGCTGGAGAGTCGGGGCATAAATTTTTTATGCCCCGACGAAGCAGCAGACAAGCGAAGCGCGTCAGGATGTGGGCTGGGTGTCTAACAGTGCGTAAGGGTTAAAGCGGATCACCTCTTCGCCAAGCCAGTCATTGATGTGCTTCATAGCCTCCATAACGGGCATCAGCTCGTTAATTGCATAAACCCGCGCGGCCTTCTCCACATCACCAAACGCACTTTTTTCGCCCGGCATCGCCCCCATCAGTTGCGGCGGAACGCGGTGCGCAGCCAGTACATCATCACGGGATGCCGCCTTAACATTCATGAACTCATCCTTTGCGGTGATCTGCTGGAACGGCAAAATTTGCACCCCCTCTTTGCCCCCGTTGGGCGCATGAATGAGCACGTTTTTAAATGCACCACCACCACGCGCACCCTGTAACGTTTCTTTCAGGGAGTCCATGCTTTCGCGGTTTACCTGCGCTGCACCGATGTAGATGATGCACCCGGCGTGGGATCCGTTGTCGTAGTACAGTTTTCTGAACATGTCCGCCGAATGAGAAAGGCTGGCCGAGAGTAATGCGCCAAGATATTCCGGCATGCCGTAGATTTCCTGGTTAATATCCGGATTCATCAGGTGGCATACTTTGCCAGGGCGAAACTGAAACGCGTCCTTACCATCCTGCACATACCACCATGATTCAAGATCGCTTCCGCGTCGCATGTATTTCGCCAGGGCGTGCCGTAATTTAAGCGGTTCGCCGAGCATATTGCTTCGAAGCTCAAGGAATGCATTACCGAACACAAACCAGTCCAGCGCCAGCGCCGAGAAATCCTGCCGGGAAAGCAGCGGGTGCGGGATGTAGCAACCGAGTAATACATTGCGCTTAAAGTAAAGCGCAGACTGATGCCAGGACGTTTGCCGGGCTGCTCTTGCCAGACCGTACCAGTCCACCGGGGTTTCATACCACCGCCCGTTATCAGCACAGTACATATTGTCCAGCAGGTCATGCCCGGTCAGGCGATAAGGACCATCAAATGTGAATGCACTGAGCGATGATTCTTTCCTGAGCGCATCAGCGAGATCAATGCGTGAACTCATGCGCACTTTTTTGTTTTTTCTGCTCATCAGAACTCCATAACCGTGAAACGCTCGTTTTCTCCTTCGCCGCCAATCGGTTCGTTAATGACAGCAAGCATGGTTGCCCACGCAAGGTCGCCGTGGCTGATCCCCCTCGCGCGGTCCGTTTCGTAAGTGATAAAGCCGCCCGGTGTTTTCACCTTACGCACGGCGTTAAAGGCCGCGACCAGCTCGCGTTCGGCGCGATCGTATTCCCACCGCCCGGCACGCATTATTTGCAGCATTTTCAGTACCAGCGACCGTTTTGATGACAGCGTGAAGGTGTACGGAATAGCAGCAGGGAAAAACCGTTTCACTATCTGATAAACAGCCTCCCCGTTCCCGCCCGTCACATCAATGCCGATGTGTTCCACGTTGTAGCGATACGTGAACTCTTCAATGACTCTGGCCTGTTCTTCAAACTCCAGCCCCTGAACGCGTCGCGTCTCCACCGTTCGAAAACGGCCACCAGGAACAGCCGGAGGAACCACCACGGACACAGCGCCGCTGTCGCCGTTGCCACTACTGCCGTTTGCGTCATACCCAATCCATACCGGACGATTCCCCATCGGGCGGGGAGCAAAAGGTTTCCAGTCTTTCCAGTCGTCGTATCCGTCAACACCACAGCCAATCAGGATATTCAGGTTAAATGCCGATTCCCCTTCGCGGACAAACTCACACATATAGAGATTGAGGAACTCGTCTTCGGTGTTTTCATCACGAATTTCATCAATATCGGTGTGTTTCCAGCCGTGATTAACCACATCTTCCAGCGTGACAATTTGCCGCCACGTCCGGTCAGGGCAGATAAGCCCGTTATGCAGCGTTTTCCAGTCCACAGAAAAACGCTGGCGTTTATGCGAGGCCTTTTTCTCGTTCCAGCGGTCGCCGTTCCAGTAGGCGTATGCCTCGTGCGTTTCGGTGGATGGCGTGGAGAAGTAGGTGCGCCGCAGTCCGCTGAGGGTTGCCATAGCGCCAGCCACCTTGCGCAGTTCAGCAAAGCGACTGACCCAGAAAAATTCATCAAAATAAAAATTGCCCGTGTAGGACTGTGCCGTCGCAGCAGAAGTACCAAGAAAATGCAGCTCTGCGCCGTTGGAGAGGATGATTTTATCGCCCCCTTTCAGCTCCACATCAACTTCAGATGCAGCCTCCTGAATAATGCTTTTAAACTGGAACGCCTGACGACGCGACGCAGACAAAAAAATCTGGTTACGCTGGTAAGGTTGCGCCACATCGTCACGCAGCGCCATCAGCAGTGCTTCCTGAGCAAAATACCAGGTCGCCCCAATCTGTCGGGATTTCAGGATCATCCTGTTACGTATCCCGGCTTCCCTGCAAAGGGTCAGGGAGTCAAACCAGCCCCGCTGATGCCACTCCAGCCTGCTGATGATTTTTTCCCGCAGTGCGGCAATCTGTTCCGGCGTGAAATGATTTTTGAGTTTTTTCGCCCGGCTTTTCTTTCCTGTGGCCGTCGCATCCGGCTGGCCATCATGCAGTTTTTTAAGCTGCCGGGTCAGCAGGTCTATTTCCTTGAAGTCACCACCTGTTTTATTCTGTTTTTCAGTAAGCTGGATGAGGCGCGAATCGATGGACTGCGTGACACGCTGCACGGGTGGCGTTTCATCCCACTGGTCGCGTTTTTTCCACGCATAAATCGTGTTCGGGTTTATTCCCATCAGACGTGATATTTCTGCGGGCGGATAACCCTGCCAGTAAAGTTGCCGCGCACGCTGGCGCACAAAAGCGTCCTGAATCATTGCTCCCCCTGAGTAATTACAGGAAGATTACCCGCGCGCGAAACCGTTCTCCTTAACCCCCTGCTCTGACTGTTTTCTTACAACAAAAGCCCTTTGTATCTGCCTGTTACGCTTTGCCATCATGACTGAAGAACCAGTCAGAGGGGCAAAAACTATGGCTAATGAAAAAAAGACATCCCGCAAAAAGTTTCGCGTGGCTGTCTCCGGATCAACTGTTGATGGCCGTGAAATCAGTCCGGTGCATCTGCGTGAAGCCGCCGAGAACTTCAACCCGGATGTTTACGCTGCCCGCGTGAACGTTGAGCACTATCTCTCGCCATGCCCGTCAAGCGAATTTTCCGCAATGGGCGATGTCACCGCACTGAGTACGGAAGACATTACGGAAGGTCCGCTGGCCGGACGTACTGCGCTGTATGCAGAAATCGAACCGACCGAGCGCATGAAGCAGCTTGTCGCGGACGGCAAGAAAATCTATTCCAGTATCGAACTGCACCCGCAGTTCTCCGTTAACGGGCGCGCCTATCTGGTCGGGCTGGCGATGACCGACACCCCGGCAAGCCTGGGCACTGAGCGCCTGAAATTCACGGCACAGCAACGTCAGGCGGTAATGACGTTCAACAGTGTCCAGGGTGAAGCGCCGCTTATCTCCGAAGCCATCGAGTCTGAAATCATCGAAATGGCAGAACAACGCCAGGAAGAAGGCACCCAGTGGTTTAACCGCGTAATGGGGATTATTGGCCGTGGCCGCAAAGCGGATGACGCCAGTTTTTCCCGTATTCAGGAAGCGGTGGAAGGCGTCGCAACGTCACAGGCCGACATTATCGACCGTTTTAATGTGCTGGAAACCCGCCATCAGCAGGACCGCCAGAAAATTACGTCACTGACCACAGAGCTGGCAGCACTGAAGGAAAAACTGCGCACGCAGGACGGCGATCCGCAGAACCGGTTCACCGCAACAGGTGCAGCCTCCGACCAGCTGGCTGACTTCTGATAAGACAAAGGAGCAAATTTTTTATGAATCTGGTGATGTCAGATATTACCCGCAACAAGCTGGGTTGCTATATGGCGCAGCAGGCGTCGCTTAATAATATTCCGGTTTCCGCACTGGTATCGCGATTTACCGTGGAACCAGCGGTGCAGCAGCGTTTTGAAAACGCCTCAAAGGAAAGTACCGAATTTACGAAAAGAATTAACGTGATCGGCGTGACCGACCAGAAAGGCGAAAAAATCCTCCTGGACACCACCGGGCCAATTGCACGCACGAATACCAGTTATGACGGCACAAAACGCCGTAACCCGAATAACGTGGTTGATCTGAAAAACCGCAAATACCAGTGCGAACAGGTGAACTACGACACGTTTATTTCATATCCGCAGCTTGATGCCTGGGCGGCACACCCTGATTTTCAGTCCCGCATCAGCGCACAGATTGCCCGGCAGGTGGCACTTGACCGCATCATGATTGGTTTCAACGGCACGTCTCACGCGGATGAGTCCAACTTCAGCACCAACAAGCTGCTTCAGGACGTTAACGTGGGGTGGCTGAAGCACATCAGAACCGACGCCAGCGAGCGCGTTATGAATGACGTGACGTTGACCTCACGCAACATGGACAACACCGTGGCGCACGCGGGTAAGTATGCGAACGCTGATGCACTGGTACAGGACGCACGCTCATCCCTGCTGGATGAATGGCACAAGGAAGCTGACGACCTCGTGGTGATTATGGGGCGCAACCTGTTTAACTCGCTGCGTCTGCCCGTGCTGAACAGCATCAGCGGCCAGAATCCCAATGCGGAATTACTTGCCGGGCAGTTCATCCTGTCATCACGCACCATTGGCGGGCTGGGCGTGTTCCTTGCGCCGTTCTTCCCGGATGCAACGATGCTGATCACCTCGTTCAACAACCTGTCGATTTACTGGCAGAAGGGTTCAATGCGTCGTCTGATGAAAGACGAACCGGAATACAACCGCATCGCCACCTACCAGTCCATCAATGACGCTTATGTCGTTGAAGACTATGGCAAGTGCGCGATGGTCACTGGCCTGAAGTTCGCCGACAGCTAATCAACTCACGGCGGGCATCATGCCCGCCTGTAACGGAGAGAACAAATGATTACTCCTGCACAGCAACACTGGCAGAACGTGATGGCACAGCGCGCAGGCCGGGCGAATGAAGGCGTGGACCACGCCGCGCGTACCGCGCATGAAGAGGTGCTGTATCGTCTGCGTCTGGCACAGGCCCGGCTTAAGGGTGTACAGGCCAGAAGCGCGAAAGCCGCCATCAAAAAAGAGTTGTTGCCGGATTTTTCCGGCTGGATTGAGGGAACGCTGGAGGCTGACGGCGGGCAGCAGGATGAAGTGATTGCCACGCTGATGGTGTGGGCGATTGACTGTGGCGATCTTCCGCTTGCGCTGCGTATCGGCGCGTATGTGGTCCGTCACAACCTCATCATGCCGGATAACTTTGGCCGTACTGCTGCCACGGTACTGACCGAAGAAATCTGTAATCCGGTACTGACGCAGGCCGGGACGGATGCCGACGCGGATTTGTCCGCCTTTATCGAACCACTGGACACCCTCCGGGAGATTGTCACCGACCAGGACATGCCGGACGAAGTGCGCGCCAAATTATGCAAAGCGTGCGCCTTTGCCCGCCGTGGCCTGAGTGATGCGGACAGCATGGCCCTGTCACTGAAGCTGCTGCGCGAAGCAATGCACCTGAACCCGAACGCAGGTGTGAAACGCGAGATTGCAACCCTTTCCCGCGCCCTGAAAAAAGCCGATTCCGCAGCCGCACCAGAAGACGCCAGCGCACAGCAGGCGCAGGACGAAAGCAGCAAAAGTAAAAAGACAACGCGGAAGCCTGCAACACGAAAAACCACCGCGACGCAGAAGGCGAAGCGCGGTTAACGACTGACCCCGTCAGCGGGCGGCGTGCGCGGTGTTCCGGTTTGACTCCGTGACCGTTTACACCGCGCACCCACCGCCCGATTTTTTCAGGAGTGAACCCCATGAGTATGGTTGCCAGAACTGAACCCAGACCCGCAGAGGACGACATCACCGATACCGATGATGGCGATACCCGCATTTCAGCGGGTGCATTCTGGCCGGATATTGTGTTGCGCGAGCTGCGTCTGGCGGTACGACTGCCGGGGCGCGTGACCACCTCCCGCCTGCTGCATACCGCCACCGGAGCTGTGGCACACGTTACCCGCGAGCTGGAAGCATGGCAGCAGGAACAGCAGGCGGCTGGCCATCAGACGCTGGCCGATGTTCCGGCACCCGCAATTAACGGAGAAAGCGTCAATCTCTGGCACTGGCGCAATGCTGTTTATACCGCCACACGCGCCCTGATTCTGGAGCGTTACCGCGATGCGGACACAACGGACAAGGGCGACCGCCGGGCGGACGCACTGGATATACAGACATCGGATTTGTGGCGCGATGTGAGCTGGGCCATCTCTGACATTCTGTGCCGCCCGCGAATCTTTGCGGAGTTGTGCTGATGAAAGTGAAGGCACTGGAAGGCGACACCGTGGATTCGCTCTGTTTCCGGTACTACGGCACGACGCAGGGCGTCACCGAAAAGGTGCTGGATGCCAACCCCGGACTCTGTCAGCAGGTATTTCTGGACGCCGGGCAGGAAGTGGAGATGCCGGAGCCGGAGAAGAAGAAACGAGAAATGATTCAGTTGTGGGGGGAGTAGCAGTGAGCACCATTCAAACAGGGATCACAGAGCAGGTTATTGCGTGGCTCTTTGACCACCTGCCAACGGTGTATGCAGTAGGCGCGGCGGTCAGCATTTCCGCGCTGATGAGCCTTTATGACGGACGAACACTGGTTCAGACCGTAACGGGATCGCTGGCGTGCGGCGTTCTTGCCATGGCCGTGGCCGGGTCGTTGCGCTTCTTCGGGTTTCCTGAAGATGCCGTGACGTTTATCGGCGCATCAATCGGTTTTATGGGTGCAGAGAAAGCACGCGACAAGGTTATTGCGGCCTTTAATCGCAGGGTGAAGGAGAAGGACGAATGAGCAACACATTTAAATTCAGCAGCCGGAGCGAAAAGAATTTGCAGGGCGTAAATCCTGATCTGGTGAAAGTGACCCGACGGGCACTGGAAATCTCGGAAGTGGATTTTGGTATCACCGAAGGGTTGCGCAGCCGTTACCGCCAGAAGCAACTGGTGGCCACGGGTAAGAGCCAGACCATGAACAGCCGCCACCTTACGGGGCATGCCGTGGATGTTGTGGCTTATATCGGCAGCCAGGTGTCATGGGAATGGCCGCTGTACGAAAAAATCGCAGCAGCATTCAGACAGGCCAGCCGGGAACTGAATATTCCGGTGGAATGGGGCGGCGACTGGAAGACCCTGAAAGACGGACCGCATTTTCAGTTACCACACGGAGCCTATCCGGCATGAAGCTCTGGCCCACGCTTGGCGTCGCTTTCCTTCTGACTGCCGGATGGGGAACATCCATGCGTCTGTCGTGGTCGCTGGGCCGGGAGAACGCCAGAAACGAAGCGCAGGCCAGCACCCTGAAAAGTACCGCCGACACCCTGAATATCATCAGCGCCGGGGTACAGGATATGCAGCAGGTGCTGGCGCAACTCCGCGTGGAAAATCAGCAACGCAATCAGGACGGAGAGGTAAGACGTGAACAGCTACGCAACGATATTGCAAAAGATGAATGCGCCCACGCTTTGCCTGACGCTCGTTTTACTGACAGGCTGCGCAGGCACGCAGAACGCGCCACTGCCAGCGCCGTCAGTCCGGCTTATACCGCAGACGCTGACCATACCGGTAACGCCTCCCCCCTTCCCTGACACTCCCACATGGGGAAATCTCGGTATATGGGGCGACCACCTTCTGGATGCACTGGAAACCTGTAACGCGGATAAACGGGCCATTGAATTACTGGAACAGCGCAGGCTGCAACGACTGAACAACGAGGATAACAACCATGCTGAAAACTGATTCCCTGCGTGAAGCCATGACCCGTTCATGCCGATGGTGTCAGGCCAACCCGGAAAAATTCACCATTTTCGTGGAGAGCGGCAACATTGAAACGACCGGAGAAACTCCCTCGTTTGTTTACCGCTATCAGATGGTGATGTTTGTCATGGATTACGCCGGAGAGCTGGACGACCTCACGCTGCCGCTGCTGGCCTGGTTATCCGAAAATCAGCCACAGTTGTTGCTCAATCCGGAGCGTAATCAGGACATCAAATTTTCTGCCGTTATCAATGACGATGACAGCGCCGATCTCCTGTTTACGCTCCCCCTGCGGGAACGCGTTCGCATCACGCGCAGCAGTCAGGGTACACCGCAGGCAGAACACCTGCCGGAGCCAAAAACCCGCCTGCCCTCTTCCGAAGGCGAATGGTCGCATGTATTCCAGGATGTGACGTGGGGTGAAAGCGATGGATAAGGCATTCATCCGCGTGGATGAAACCCTTGAGGCCATCCGCGACAGCCTGAATCAGCAGGCCATCAATAACATCGCCAGAAAGCTGGCACAGGATTTACGCCGCGCCCAGCAGGCGCGCATCCGGTCACAGAAAGCGCCGGACGGGACCGCGTGGACACCACGCAGACGCCGCGTAACCCGGATACAGGAGCGCATTCGCTTTATCTGGAATAACGAAGCACGCACGCTGAAAAACTGGCATCACGACACGGGGAAATACGGGCAAACCATTACCGGGTGGGATGAGGATAAAAACAATATCCGCACGTTTTACCGGGATGACATCGACCGTTTTCTGGAAATACGCACCCGGCGCATCAACCAGGACAGTACAAAGCGCGTCCCCATGTTCGTAAAACTGCGCACCGCCCGCTACCTGAAAGCCCGTGCAGATGCTTCCGGTGTGACGGTGGGTTACAGCGGCGTGGCCGCACGTATTGCACGCGTTCATCAGTTCGGTGAGCGCGATCAGGTTGCGCCGGGCATTTTCACCGATTACCCGGTACGTGAGCTGCTGGGTATCAGCCAGGCAGATGAGCGCCTGATTTATAACACGGTGCTGGGCCGGATTGCGGAGGCTGTACGGTGAGCGCAGAACTCATGCGACTGCTGAGCAACATCATTCGCACCGGGATCATCTCTGAAGTTGATGAGAAGTCCTGGCGCGTGCGCGTTCGCAGCGGCGAACTGGAAACAGGCTGGCTGCGCTGGAACACCACGCGCGCGGGAGCCTTCAATGTGTGGCTGCCGCCATCACCAGGCGAACAGGTGGTAATTGCCTGCATTGGCGGCAACCCGGAAACCGCCATGATAATTGGCAGCCTGTGGAGTGATGCTATTCCGGCCCCCGGCAAAAGCCTGAAAGAAATCGTGGTCAGCGCGCCGGATGGCGCGGTGTTCCACTACGACGCGGACGCAGGCGCACTGAGCGCCAGCGGCATGAAAACAGCCACCCTGCAGGCATCCGTCAGCGTGACACTGGATACGCCCGTCGTGGAATGCACAGACCTTCTGAGAACGGCGACGCTTGACGTCACAAAAGGGGGAAAGATGAGCGGCAATATCACGCACAGCGGCGGCAATTTCACCTCAAACGGCATCACAGTGCATACGCATAAACACGGTGGCGTTAAAGGTGGCAGCGATTCGACAGGAGGCCCGCAGTGACAACCCGCTACACAGGAATGAACCCGGACGGAACGGGAAACCTGAACGATATGGAGCACCTGAAACAGTCAGTCAGGGACATCCTGACCACCCCGCTGGCAAGCCGGGTTATGCGACGGGAATATGGCAGCCTTGTGCCTGATTTGATTGACGAACCCATGAATAACACCACGCGTCTGCAATGCATGAGTGCTGCCGTGATTGCGCTGACACGATGGGAACCCCGCATTGCCCTGGACGCCATCGACGTTGTCTGGAAGGCAGGAGGCCGCGCCGGGGTGACGCTGTCGGGCACTGTCATGCAGACCATGCAGAATGTTGAGTTAACCATCACGCTGAGGGAGTAAATCATGCCTGCTGTTGACCTTTCCCAGTTACCGGAACCCGCCATCATCGCGAAGCCTGATTTTGAGGCAATTCTGGCTGACACAAAGGCCATGATGATTGCGTCCTATCCTGCCGAACAGCGTGAAGCCGTCTCCGCCGCGCTGGAGCTGGAATCAGAACCCCTGAACGTTATCGCCCAGACAACAGCGTTTCGTGAAATGCTGTTACGCCAGCGGGTCAATGAGGGTGCACGCGCCTGCATGTTAAGCCACAGCGCCGGGACAGACCTGGACAACCTCGCGGGCAATATGAACACAAAGCGCCTGGTTATCACTCCGGCAACGGATACCACCGACGCGGTGATGGAAAGCGACACATCGCTGAGACTGCGGGCGCAACGGGCGTATGACGGTCTGAGTGTTGCTGGCCCGTCAGGCACATACGAGTATTTTGCACGCAGCGCCAGCGGTCTGGTACGCGACGCGCGAGCCATCAGCCCGTCTCCGGCCAACGTGACGGTTTCCATTCTGTCCACTGAAGGCGACGGCACAGCAACGGAGGCGTTGCTTAATACCGTTCGCGCCGCTCTGAATGCAGAGGATACCCGCCCGGTGGCCGACCGCCTGACCGTACAGAGCGCCAGAATCGTGACATGGCGGCTGAATGCAAAACTGTACTTTTACCCCGGCCCGGAATCCGAACCTATTCTGGCCGCGGCTGAATCGTCGTTCAGGAAGTGGCTGGCTGAGCAGGGGCTTATCGGTCAGGACGTGGCGTTGTCCGCCATTGCTGCCGCACTGCATGTGCACGGTGTGCAACGCGTGGAGATAATCGAACCCACACAGAATATGGCCATCAGCGACATACAGGCGGCGCGCTGTGAGTCATTCACCATCAGCGAAGGTGGACGCAATGAGTAATTCGTTGTTACCCCCATCAGCCAGCAATTTCATGCGTTGTGCCGAAGCCGTCGGAACACGCATTACAGACATTCCGGTAGACCTCAACACGTTGTGGTCGCCGGACACCTGCCCGGTGCATCTGCTGCCTTATCTCGCCTGGGCGTTTTCCGTTGACCGCTGGGATCGCAACTGGCCGGAAGAGACAAAGCGACAGGTGATTCGTGATGCATGGCTGATACACCGACACAAAGGGACCATCAGCGCACTGCGAAGAGCCGTGGAGCCTCTCGGCTACCTGATTGAAGTAAAGGAGTGGTGGCAACTCAATGAGGAGCCTGGGACATTTCGCATTGTTGTCGGAGTACTTGATCAGGGCATCACCGATGAAATGCATCAGGAACTTGAACGCCTTATTGCGGATGCAAAACCAGTAAGTCGCCATCTGACAGGGCTGGCGATCAGTCTGAGTGTGAACGGAAAGATTTTCGTTGGTACGGGATGCTATCACGGCGATGCCCTGACGGTTTACCCCTACACCCCGGAGTCCATTATTGTCGAAGGGGATTATTTCCCTGCCCCGGCCATTCATTTAATTGATAATCTGAGAGTAAACGCATGACAATGAAATACTACGCCATTCTGACTAATCAGGGCGCGGCACGACTGGCTAACGCGACGATGCTCGGCAGTAAGCTGAATCTGACGCAAATGGCCGTTGGTGATGCAAATGGTGTGTTACCAACACCAAACCCTGCACAAACAAAACTGATTAACCAGAAACGCATTGCACCGCTGAATCTTCTGAGTGTTGACCCTAACAATCAGAGCCAGATTATTGCGGAGCAAATCATCCCTGAAGACGAGGGAGGATTCTGGATCCGTGAGATTGGTCTTTATGATGATAAAGGTGTACTCATTGCAGTGGCAAACTGCCCGGAAACGTACAAACCGCAGTTGCAGGAAGGCAGTGGACGCACCCAGACTATCCGCATGATTCTGGTTGTCACGAACACCAAAGCCATCACGCTGAAAATCGACCCGTCTGTGGTTCTGGCAACCCGCAAATATGTGGATGATAAAATCTCAAAGCACGAGCAGTCACGACGTCACCCGGACGCCTCGCTGACCGCAAAAGGCTTTGTTCAACTTAGCAGCGCCACGGACAGTCAATCAGAAACTGAGGCTGCCACGCCGAAGGCTGTGAAAATCGCGTATGATCTGGCCCGGGGAAAATACACAGCCCAGGATGCAACAACGACCCGTAAAGGGATCGTACAACTGAGCAGTGCCATCAACAGCACGTCTGAAATACTGGCCGCCACACCGAA